CCCATGGTTTGCCTGTAAATTTCCACGATATTTCATCCATAGTTGGATAACTCATTTTCTCACCTCTACTTAATTTTCTTAAGCAAGCTATAGTCAATCTCTACGGCTAACATTGTAAGTCCTCTATTCGGTTGAATGTTACGAATCCTGAAGCTGAAATAACTGCCCTTGTAACCGATCTTCTCGGGCTGAGTTGATGGATAATCCGCATTTTCAACTCCTGCGTTAAAGAATTCTGCATCAAAAAAAGAAGCTGAAAAGAATCCTGCTTCTTGAGTGAGAACTATATCCTCCGGTCCTTGGTCAGTAATAAAGGTTAGAATGTGCTGATTTCCTGCGCCAACTTTAAATGTAAGTCTTATTCGGCTAAACTTCTTAATCCAATTACGACCGCCGAGAAACATCAAAGGCGAAGTCCACCAAGCATCAATCGCCACCCCATCGTCAAGCCATAGATTTGCATCCTCAGCTTGATTCCCTCTGTACATCAACCCATCTACCTTGTCGCCAATGTATAAAACTGTATCCCTAACAAAAAATATCCCCGCCTTAGCGAAGATGCCAGTGTAGGGATACCAGCAGTAAACATTATTAGCGAGGTCTGAGTATTCTAGATCCAGTACCCACACTTTATCCTTGATATGCAGTAGATACTTATTACCGCTAATCTCCGCATGTGCTAATGCTAAATCAGCCTTTGTATTATCGAGGATTCCTTTCGCTATGCCGTTCTTACCATTGACTCCTTGGCTGATTATCTTGCAATTCGCCTGACCCTTGATAAGGGAACTCCATGTCCACACAACGCCTCTGTCTGAGAGGGCGAGAAGGCCGTTCTGAGCAGGGCGAACAGTTCTATGAGCAATACACCCGAACTCATCATTTAGACCGTTTGTAGAGACAACCATGACTCCTACTGAGTCTAAATCTAGCGCGGAGTACCACTGAACGAACTCATCCCCTGGTTGTTTATATGTGACGAGATAATCGTTCATGCGACCCCATCCGGTGATTGCGCGAGCATCATTGCCGACTGATATATCTTGATCTTGAGGCCAGTATGTCGGATCGAAAAACCAACAGTATCGAGCAACATTAGGATAGCTGGGATTGCCTGATATAAATACAACTGAGTTATTTTTGCCACCGAACTCAACCGCTTTATCGCATTTAGTGATAAGCGTTTGATCCATAAGGGCATCTGCTTCTAGTTGGATTTGTACATTGTCAATACCTGTTGCTGGGGCCACTGCGAAGGTAGCTTTCCATGTCGTGCGATTGAAGGTGAATCCTGCACCTTCTATCATTTCTACTTCATAGATATAAGCCTTAAAGAGATTGGTAGACAGGGTAATCGGAGTTAAGCCATCAGGGAGAAGTTGTTTTGTGATTATATACTCTGTTGCCGCACCGTTGCCATCGAATGACTCTTTCCACTTGTCAGACAGATGATTGAATTTCTCGTTTGGCAATCCACCTGTTCCGTCAGGTTTTTTAGTCAATACAATAGTCGGCACATAGGCAATGCTTTGAACCGTTGCTATGGGGTTTGTGCCATCATAGTAGAGGTATTCTGTGCCCGTTAGGATGAAGCACTTGTCGCGCACCTGAAAGAAGGTTGTAGGGGCATCTGTGGCCCCTAGGACTGTGCCTGTGCATAGGTCTGCTTTTGTATCGAGAGTTTCATTGTAGGAATAGATTTTGCCACCGTGAGCAACTAGGAATATGGGGACAGAACTTCCTATGATATAGAACTCGAATGCGCCGCGAATTGGAGTTGGACCCCACGAGGTTGCGGTTACGCGAGATGCACCAAATCGTTTGGTGGGAATCGCGCCATCGGCGTAGCAAATATTTTCCATGTTCGGCGATGCGGAAGGTGGTATTTTATCCGGGGACATATCGACTCTTAGTCCACCTGTAAATCCTTGGTCAAATGAATACGTCTCGATAGCGATGTTATCACCCCCATTACCAGTTATACAGGTTTATTATCGATCCAGTCTGTGAAGTTGTGCTGGGAATAAGGTTCATTCTTTTCTCCATGTACTTCTTTAAATTTCCATCCCCTCGACCCGCCTCTTCCGAGTTCTGAATGGTTCCGGCTACGTTATAAGGGATTATTAAACTCGCGTCATCCCTTAAATCGATCACCATAGCATCATCAGTCGCCTGAACATCCATGAAAGTTAGGAGCGTTGGTTTGCGCCAGTAATGGATCTTGAACTCACACGCCTGTTCTAGATTATTAACGAAGAGCTCATTCTCAGGAGTCTTAATGAGATTAGAATAAGGCAAGTATTGCCTTGCATCCCTTGTAATCTCCACATAGTTTAGGTCTAGGAAATCATCAGGAGTAACTAACTTTCTCCAAGGAGCATGAGAAGGAATGTCTGCTGCCAAGGGCCAAGAATAAGGGTATAGGCAATAATTACGGAATAGATAAACATAATCTCCGGTGAATCTCAGCCTGATTGTGTTAGTCGGAAGGGTTGGGATAATTAGCCGTTTATATTCTGCAAAAGTAGTAACGGTTGATAGTACGGTGATTGTCTCGATTTCCGTATAGGTTGAACCATCGCTTGTTTCTTCAATGACAATGGTAGATGGTCCGGTTGTTTCGAGAACACATGATTTTGCATTACCAAGCGAGATAGAGAAATCAACGTTCGGGATATGGGTTCTGATCGAACTCGTATCGTCAGAGAGAGTGTTCTTAACTGGGTTATGGGGGACAGGGAGAGTTTTGGGGAGTTTTGCTGTTGTGCTTGCCAGCTCATAAATGCTTTCATTGACGATTTGTTGGATCTGATAATTGAAATCAGCATTTTTGCTTTGCGGAGTAACGGCCCCTCTTGAGCTGAATTCCCCAAGAATCTTTAATGTGGCTGTTCTGATTTGACCGTAATTGATCGCCATTTCTTTCCTCCTTTCAAATAAAATAACCGCCCAAAAGGACGGTTATATTTTTAGTTGTTGCGACTAATCGGTCTACTGCGACATTACGCCGATGTAACAGTCTCTATTGCTGTACCGCTCCAAAACTTCTTTTTATTTGCTGTCGTATTAAACCATTCCCAACCTTTTTGATTTACTCCCCATCCTGCCGTAACTGGATCACCTGCTATTTTGACAGGTATCCACGGGATAACCCCTGCCCGATTTCCATACCCGATTAATCCAGCACCAAAATTAACAAATCCAAACTGTTGCATATATCCAGTTGCGTCACCAAGACCATTTTCAATTGTTCCGTCGGCTCTAATATTAACCCTATCCGTAGTATCACCTGTAACCCTTGTCGATATAAGACCAGTAGTAGCCGTACCAGTAAACATTTTTTTATAATAGTGATAATCTATAGTTGTCGAACTCTTTACAAATACGGTCCCATTAAAAATTTTTGAGTAAGTCCATCCTCCTGTTTTATCAATTAAGATAGCTAACCCATCGCTATCATAGACGACTGAATTGCCCGTGAAGAAAGAAAATGATGGTGTGTATATCTCGAATCGACTTGTGTTGTCTGTATTAATAACATTACATCCAACATCCCCATTTGCTAAATACCCAATATCAACTATTGCATTTCTCACACCAACAAATGTAAACACAGGGGTTCCGTCATTTGTAGATAGATTTAAGTAAGATTTAATCCTAAACCCGTCTACATTAAATCCTACGCCACCAATGATAAAATCACCTTTTACGTTAGCTTCCGAATAGTGCCCATCGATAATTAAGCTTTGACACCTACCAATTATACAAGGTAGTAAATTACCCTCTAAAATCAATGTGTTAAAATGCAAAGCGTAACTAGAGTCCGACTGTAATGCGCTTGCGGTTGTGATTGGATTCCCCTGGCAACGTCTGATGTGACATTTTCCTACTTCAATGCCATTTGTTCCACCACTTATAAACCAACCTGTATTTTGCTGCCACATCAAATTTAAGTTAATTTGTCCAGCGTTAAACTCTTTTGTCTCGATACCAATTTGCCCGTAGTCAACCCTTACATCGACTTCGCCCTCTACATTTTTTACGATTCTCAGAACTTTAGTAGAGTTTATATTCCCCTGTAGTTGCAATTTCTTTAAATACCCACCACGACTGAAATTTGTGCCGACTTCCTCAATTTCTCCTGTTCCACCCCACTCGATTCCTACACCAGTACCTATATGTTTTAGAATAGTCCCTTCACTACACTCTACTCGAAGTGCTTCAATAAATTGGAATGTAGGATTTTGTACACTATCACTTATTAATCTCGATCCTCTTAGGTTTAAGGTTGTGAAAAGAAATGCTCCGTTAGGAAAATACAAAATTTTGCTATTAGTTTTGCAATAGTCGGCAATGGCTTGTATTACGGTTGTATCATCTGAGGAATTGTCGCCCTTTGCACCGACCATAGGCACAGGCGGGAATTTTACATTAACTCTATCAACAATTTGAGTCGCAGTTTCTGCCTTATACGCACTGAGTTGACCCCTGGCAACCTTATCTACTGTACTCATTATTGTGCCACCGCCGTTCCGGATGCATGTATACCCCCTCCTGCTACTGCGGAAATCCTAGCACGGAAGGAATAATTAGCAGGTACATCGACTTCCCATGTTTCAGGTGTCGTGTCAGATCCGCCCGTAGTTGTTGTGGCGGGGGTGTAGGTAGTGTCACCGAGTTTGAAGGCGGGATGGGATTGATATACTCCTTTTGGTCCTGCTATTTCAAACACTATAGTCCTCGATGCGCTAGTGCCTGTTATTTCGAAGTTTAACGTCATTGGCATAATTGCAGTATAGGCCGTTCCATTCCCGGTTGCAGTTGCCCCATCTTGGAGGGTTACTTGATTGGGTACTCTACCGATAAATTTAGTCAGAGTTGACATTGCTTTTCCGTTGCCAAAACTTTATAAAAGTCTATTAAAGCTTTGTTTGCTTCCTATTTCATAGTGTCCGATTTTGTCCGAGGACTACTTTCGTTTGATATAACACTCCATAGGCTTAAAATCCGATGCAACGAATCGTACATATTAGTAGTGTCTTTTGGGTGACTAGACTACTAATTTATACCTCGAAAGGTTAATGGAAGCATTCAAATCTCGATCTATCCCTAAACCACAATTACATCTGTACACTCTATCTGATAACTTCAAGTCCTTCTTGATAGCTCCACAACTGGAACACATCTTACTCGAAGGAAACCACTTGTCTGCCTCAACGAGTTCAATGCCGTGTTTCTCACACTTGTATTGGAGCTTTGTCTTAAAGTCATACAGTTTTTGTTGTGCAATTGCTTTAGATAGATGTCGATTCTTCATCATACCCTTGATATTTAGAGTTTCCACAACCACTCTGCAAGGTTTGGTTTTCACGATTGCATTGGTGGCTTGGTGGATATGATTACTTCTGATTCCAGTTATCTTTCGATGTAGCACGCGGATTTGCTTCTCAACTTTTATAATGTTGCAGGTTTTGACGTAACGTACCCCCTTCTTATTTTTTAGGTATTTACGAGATACCTTTCGTTGCAACCTACGAAGACGTTTTTCTAACTTCTTAACACTTTGGGACTTATTGATATTCTTAAACACCATGCCATTTGAACAGGATGCTAGGACTTTGATCCCAACGTCAATGCCGATGACTTCATTTGTTAGTGGTTCAACAACTTGCTCTTGCTCGGTTCCGATGGACACATACCAATACTTTCCATCAAATGAGATACGAGGATTAGTGTATTTAATACCTATAGGTAACTGTTCAGCAGTCTTGATCCATCCGATTTTCTCAATTAGAACGATTCCAGCTTTAACCTTAAGCTTCATTGTGTCATTATAGAATGAAGGTTTTGACTTTCTTCTACTCTTGAACTTAGGTTTTTCAGCTAGATGTTTAAAGAACTTCTTATAGGCATCACAGGCATCTTTAACGGCTTGCTTTGGGATGTTGTTGGAAACCTCACCTAGCCAAGAAAACTCTTCCGTTTGCTTTAGTTGAGTGATTTCTTTCCTCAAATCATTGTCGGAAAGAAAATTCCCGCCATTGGCATAATTAGTTTCCTGCCTGCCTAATGCCCAGTTATATGCCCATCGCGCAGTTCCAGAGGATTTCCATAGTCGGTGTTCCTGCGCTTCTGTGGGCTTGAGTCTAACTTTCTTCCCTAGTATCATTCATTATCACCTCATTCATATTGTATCACAGTATCAACACCTTTACGATGCTATGTTAATACTGGTATAATGAATATGAGGTGATAACGATGACTATTAGTTCAAGCAACGTAAGGACTGGGTTAATAATGCCTAAAGCCCTAAAAAAGAAACTAGAAGAACTAGCCAAAGAACAGAACCGCTCACTAAATAATTTAATGGTTACTATTCTTGATAACTCTATTAAAAATAAATAGAGTTCTTTATAGTTTTATAAACATTTATCAACAGTTGTCTCACCCCCCCTTTTTGGTTAGAGTTCAGATTTGTATAGCTCGACGCTTTGCGTAATGTGCTTATGGGGTTTTATTCTTGTATTGCCCTTTTTGTTGACAGTTGGTCTGCGCTTAACTATGGGTTTAACAGACTCAACGACTGATTGAACCACTGTGTCCTTCGCGATTGGACGCAGGGATTGGACATTGTCATTGAGTTGTTGTAGTTCTGTTACTATTAGAAATAGGAGTTTATTGGTGTCTCCTACGAGGTTTTCGGGTTTAAGGTTGAACATTGTCATCGCCCTTTTCAACTTCTTTTACTAAAGTGGCGCATTGCTGTATTGCTACCTTTTGAGCTTCGATCTGCTTGTCTAATGATTCCTTCTGAATGTATAGATTAGCCAAACCAACTAATAATTCTTGTTGTTGTCTCTTAACAATGTTTAACATAATACCTCCCTAAAAATTAAGGAGACCCGAAGGTCTCCTCGTTAATTGTGATTATGAATTTGCAATAGTCTTAGCGGCTACAAGATAGTAAGTCTCTCCTTCGAGAACTATCTTTATTGTGCGCCAGTTCGTAAAGTCCAGAGTGCTACCGCCAGCATCATTGTCTGCCAGCATTCCTGATGCTGTGTTGATATTGAATAGGTTAGTGATCTTATTCCCTGCGTAAATGTACATAGCTTGGTCGAAAGTTGTGTCGCCATTATTGGACATATACAAAAGCTCTACTTCTCCAGCGCTAACAGTTTGATCAAGGTGTGAGTCCAGCCATGCAGCAGACAAATGAGAAACCGACGTATAAACTCCACCATCCTCAATTAATCCGTATAGTCCGGCCATCATTATTCCCGAACCGTTTACTGTGCCATTATTCGCAACTTGTCCATAAGTCCCGATCAAGGAGCCGCCTGTTGCGGTATAGGTTGCAGCAAGCCTCGACACACCCTGTACTGCGGTATTGCCGCCACCTGTCACTAATGCCGCCTTGCAATCTGCTGTTACCTCAAGGCAGTTATGCCCTGAGTCAGTGTCCGTAAACTCTGACTTAATTTGTAGCGCAAATGCATCAGTAGTTGGACGATTAAATAGCTTGGAAATTCCCCTCACACTGAATGTGTTTATGTCGGCATCCCATAAGAAATATTTACCTGTGGTATCACCAAAGGCTTTTACGTCCATGCCCTTTGTGTCCTCGCCAAAGTGTGAATACTTGTGCCCAAAGTGTCTATTGTTTGACATTCGAATTACCTCCTTAATTTAACAGGGGTTTCCCCCTCGCGGTTTTTTGCCGCATTAAATAGGAAAAGCACCCTTTAGCAGAGTGCTAGTTGTTGGGTATTTGATTTTGTGTCGAAGCCTATCCATGCGTGGATTTTTACTAGGCGAGATTCAAGAAAATAAGGTTGTCTTGGATACCATTCTTCCAGCAAATGATTATGCTTGCTTGAATTGCAAGACTTGCAAGCAGGAAGCATGTTTAACTTTGTGTAACCCCCACCTGCCGATACCGGAATCACATGATCTTGTTGCACGTTTACTAGCTTTTCGCCGCAGTACACACAACAATTATCGAAAGAATCAAGGGTATCTAGCCATTGTTCAGGGGTTAGGGTTGCGACTGCATTTTTCTTTTTAGCCTCCCTGCGCTTACCAATGGCAATGATGCGTTCTTTTCCTGCTCCGTGATAATAAAGATTATACTGTTTTCTGAATTTTTCAGGATTAGCTTTTCGCTGTTCGGTTATACGTTTTTTTACTTCCGGACGTTTGCTATATTCCCTAGCGATAGCTCGAATGTTTTCGCGGTTTCCTTCCCTGCGATGCAATGCCTTTTCGTTTATGGCTTCTTTATTTCCCTCATAGTATGCCGATTTCTTTTCTTTACCGCCGTTTTGATATTTTTCACGACTACGAGCGTTTATTTCATCCTTGTTCTCATTATGACTTTTATTTTGTCGCGCTCTTATCGCTTCCCTATTAGCGGTATAGTTGGATGACTCTTTTAGCGAGACGCATTTCTTGCAAGTGTTCTTCAGTTTCTCAGTTCCATTATCGACACGTTTGTGAAAAAAATCCGTCGTTGTGGGAAGTTCATCACCGCATTTTGTACAGAACTTAAACCCCTCTCTTGGGGTTAGTTTCGTTGGCTTTTTTGGTTTTGGTTTTGCCCTTTTATGGTTTTCTGTAATAGTTCTGCAAGAACGATGATGGTATAGAACTATTTTCCCGTGTTTATCCAGCGATCTTTTTACTCTATTTGGAGGAACCTCAAACTCCTTACCACAGGCAGGATTGGAGCATTGAACTACTATCCAGTTTGGCTTAGTCAAAGAATGCTGTAGTTCTTTTTGTTGCTCATCTGTAAGGGTTATATTAGCCCTATCCCTACATTCTGCTCCGCAAAAACTTCCTGCTCCAATTGAAATCCTATACGGCGTAGTTTTGAATACTTCGCCGCACTCTTGGCAAGTTGTTTCAAATGCAGTCCTATCACCCATTTTGTCGGCGCGGTGTTCTTGGCAATGGCAAGGATTACAAAGGGTAACAAGATTACTTAGGTCATGATTAGGATTGTCGGTTTGTCCGCTTCTGTCTTTGTGATGGACGCTTAATTGTTGAGTACCACCACATACGGTACATCCATATCCATCTCTTCGCAATGCCAATTCTCGATTGCCACCGAATAGATTTTTGTCCCTGAGTTTCATAACACTATTTTTATAATGGTCTTCATAGGTATTGTCTTTACGACATTTAACACTATGATACTTTTGATTTTGACCAGTTGGTTTAAATTTGATTCCACAGCCTGAACACACTCTAATGTTTGGAATTCTTCTCAATTCTCTAGCTCGTTTAACACATTCGGGTTTACAATACTTTTTCGCTCTCTCCGCATTAAATTCTTCTCCGCATACCGGACAAATAGCGAGCATGGCATAATCCTCCAATCACTTATTATAGATAGATTATACCATGCTTTATTAATTTTGTAAACCTAATTAGTCAATGAAAATTATGCTGGAAAGCTGAATTGGAAGGGTCTAAAATCGTAAGCCCCCGCAGAGTACCACATAATAGATCCAATCGACCATTTTTGTTCCGCTTCTGTTTTCCATGAAATAACTTCATAATCGTCACCAGATTCAAGGCGATTCACCCATTTAAGACTTTCCTTCGCTGCCATACCATCCATTACGCACCAAGGTTGTCCTGTTTTTCCGGCTTGCTTACGGAATTGGTCCCACACAATTACCTTTAAGTTGCCATCGTAAACGTTAACATTGTTGTCTGCCGTATCGGACTTGCCGGTAGAGCCAACAATCTCTAATGCCCGCTTGCGAAGGGCTGTAGGTACAATTAAAGTATCGGGATTTAGTTGGGATTCCTTTCCGCTTTCGTCCTTTGTGTCAAACATCTTTTGACATACTGTCTCAAGATTTTCTTCGTTCAACTCTAGTGTCTCAAGATTATCTTGAGTCGTGGAGTAGTTTGCCGAAGTCTGACTGTTGCTCGCCAAGGGCAATCCATTAGATGTCAGTGTCCAATTTAGCGGAACACCATTAACAGTGAAGCTAGTTTGATCGGCATAGGTAAAGATTCCCCCAGCACAAGCGTTACGAGTACGGGCAGCGCCAAGTGCAAACATGCCGTGTTCGTTCTTTAGATTCACCAACTTAGCGTTAGACAACGTGAAGCGGTCATACTGAATTCCAGCTTGCCAAACCAGCGGAGTCCATACTTTAGCATTTGGGGAATCTTTTATATCACCGTATGAAAACTCACCGTTCCACTCCTTAAAATCAACAGCACCGACAAGCTCACTGATTGCCTCAGTCGCGTTATCGGATTGCACTTCGTCGAATAATTCTGGAATCAAAGAGTTCTTGTATGCCTTAGCGTATTTATCCTGCCAATACTCAAGCAAGGGATTTTCATACAAACCTACCATCTTTTGGAAATTGCCTGAACTCTGAATCATTACACCCATTACACTACACCTCTGTCTTTCTTAAATTAAGCCTGGCAAATATTTTTGCTGGCAATCACTTGAACTTTTGTATTTGCGGTATCCTTCTTCAAGATCCGCAAGTGCCCACCCGTTACAGTGGCAGAGGCCACATTAGCCCCATTAGAATCCAATACAGCCAACTTTAACCCCGGCAAGAACGCCGCATCAGGAGTTCCCGTGTAATCTGCCTCAATGATGTCCCCCGGCTTCACCAACTCCATCACAGCCAAAACATCCGTTCCAGCTGTTGCCGCCTTAATGCAAACAGCCTCAACTGCCGCCGTTGTTGCAGATTTTGTCCATCGCTGGCTCGACAAATAATAACCCTGTCCGACAACAGCCGCCTCAGAGTCCGTCATATAAAGATCCTCTACGAACTTGCCGTGGTAGTTACCGAGGATACTACCGATAATTCTTAACGCCATGGTTTACACTCTCCTTATTTCTTTAAGTACTTAGCTTCTTTCTTTCGGGCCTCAGCTTCCGTATAGCCCATAGCCCTCCAAACCCTCATCTTCTCTGCGCTCACTTCAACCTCTTTACCCTGTTGTTGGTTCCCACTCTTCTCAGTACCCAAGTGATCCTTCGAACTGATATTCCTAATAGCCCCCTGCGCCCCTTCCTCCTTAGCTCTCTGGCGAATCTCAGCGCGATTAACAGCCTCATAAGCTTCTAAAAGGGTCATCCCTTTGTACGCCTTCGCTTTAATAGCCTCAAAGTTAGGTAACGCTTGCATGTCGGCTAGAGTCTTAACCTTCAAATCGGGATACTCGCTCGATAACTCGGAAATCTCCGCGTTGATTGCAGCTTGACCTTGCTGTGCTTTAGCCGCTTTGATGTCGGGATGATTCGCAACGAGTTCATTGATTAGGTCCGGGTCAACGCCCTTTGCCTTGTACTCTTCTTTTTGCAGGGCAGCCTCAAATTCCTCAACAGTCTTAATGCCATGACTCTTGCCCCACTGTGATTCCACATCGGCATCCGAATAAACGTTGTATTCCTTGCCATACTTTCGCGCAATGTCTTGATCGCGCTTACGCTGTG